GGATCAAAAGCTTCTTGAAATAATCCCTGAATGGCAAAACCCAGAGGTTGCTGCTAAAGAAAAAGCTGCTATAAGCGAATATGCTGTAAATTTTTTGGAGTACACTCCAGAAGAGATACAACAAGTTTATGATTATCGTGCTTTGCTTGGTTTAAGAAATGCTTGGTTAAACTCTCGAACAGTTGAAGCCACAAAGAAAAAACCAACACAAAAAGCACCAGCAAGAGTTGCTAGACCTGGTACGACTAACCGACCAAAAACGACAACACCTGTGAAGAAAGCAAAACAAAGGTTGGCCAAAACTGGGAAAACCTCAGATGCGGCTAAAGTATTTGAACAATTAATTTAAAGGAATATAACAATGGCTAAAGTAACAAACGCCTTTGATACATATACAGCTACTGCTGACAGAGAAGATTTAAGTAATATTATTTACAACATTTCTCCAATGCAAACTCCGTTTATGTCATCAATCGGAAAAAGAAATATAAAAAACGTAGTATTTGATTGGCAGACAGAAAGTCTACCTACTCCAAGTGCCGCTGGACAGCTTGAAGGTTTTGAACTATCAAGAGCTGCTTCTACAGCTACAGCAAGAGCAAGTAATGTTGCTATGATTTCAGCTAGAGATGCAACTGTAACAGGTTCACAAGAAGCTTCAGATGCAGCTGGTAAGAGATCAGAAATGGCTCACCAACTTGCTATTATGGCTAAAGCACTTAAAAGAGATATGGAAGAAGCTCTATGTCAAAAAGGTGCTAAAACAACTGGTAATGCTACAACAGCTAGGGTAACTGGTGGTTTCGAATCTTGGATTACAACAAACGATTCAAGAGGAACTAACGGTGCTTCTACTGGTGGCGGTGCTGCTCCAACAGACGGAACACAAAGAGCATTAACAGAAACTTTATTAAAAGATGTATTACAACTTATGTTTGCTAGTGGTGCAGAGCCTAACATGGCAATCTGTGGTCCTGTTAATAAGCAGAAGATTTCTGCTTTCACAGGTAGAACACAAGCTAGACAATTTGTTGATGCAAACACAGTCGAAGCTTCAGTATCAATCTATTCATCTGACTTTGGTGAACTAAAAATCGTTCCATCAAACAGATCAAGAGAAAGATCATTGTTGTTAGTAGATCCAGAGTTTGCAAAAGTGTCATACCTAAGAGATTTCCAAACTATTGATATCTCAACAATAGGTGATGCTGAGACTAAGATGATCATTTGTGAGTACGGATTAGAAGTATCTAATGAAGCTGCTCATGGTGTCGTTGCAGACTTAACAACATCATAAGTTTAGTTAAATAAGCTTTAAGGGAAGTTTCGGCTTCCCTTTTTTTTGTGCTAAAATCTCTACATGGCAAAAACTACATTAATAGATCATAAGACAGGACTGCAATCTATCTTTGCAACTGAAGATGATAAGGTTGTTTATCAGACAAAACAGAATATTCAACCAACACTAGACTATGTAAAACAGTTATCTGAAAATGCACCAGGTAAAGATTTTCGTCATGTAGCAGAAGTACCAATGGTAATATATCAACAAGCAATCAGAGAAGGTTGGTCAAAGGATTCTGCACAATGGAAGAAATGGTTAAACCATTCTGATAATAAACCCTTTAGGACATGGAAAGGTAAAGTATGACATACGATGAATTAAAAACTAATATTGCAAATTTCTTAAACAGGTCAGATTTAACAGACCAGTTAGACTTTTTTATTGATGCAACAGAAGGTGAATTTAATAGAAGATTAAGAACCAAGGATATGATTAAACGAGCAACAGCTACAGCAGATGCACAATATATGTCATTACCAACAGACTGGTTAGAGGCTATTAATGTAGAAATTACATCAAATGATTTTAGACCATTGTTTCAACAGTCTATAGAATCACTAGATGTCTATAGAAAAGCTAATAACAATGTAACTGGTCAACCAATCTATTATGCAATTGTAGATAATTCATTAGAGTTAGCACCTACCCCTGACACAAGTTATACGCTACAATTAACATACTATGGCACTATTGATGCTTTAAGCAGTTCTAATACAACGAACTTTATATCCACAGGATATCCAGATGCTTACTTATATGGTGCTTTAAAACACGCTTCTATCTATCTAATGGAAGATGAAAGAGTGCCTTTATTTACAGCACAATTTGAAAAAGCATTAGAAGAGATGAGAATGGAACAAGAGAAAGCAGAATTTGGCAAAGGATCTCTAATACAAAGAAGAAGAACTTATGGCAAGTCTGGTAAAAAAATGTATTATTGGAATAATAATTAGGAGATAAAATGGCTGGATTTAGTGATTATTTAGAGGATAAAGTATTAGACCATGTATTTGGTGGTAATGCTTATACAGCACCAGGAACATTATATGTTGCTTTGTATACTGTAGCACCTACAGATACAGGTGGTGGTACAGAAGTATCAGGCGGTGCTTATGCAAGACAATCAGCTGCATTTACTGTATCTGGTACAAACCCAACCACAGCAACAAACTCAGCTGCGGTTGAATATCCAACAGCTACAGCAGACTATGGTACAGTCGTTGCGGTAGGTATATTTGATGCCTCATCAAGTGGTAATCTAATGGCTTATGCAAACTTAACAGCTTCTAAGACTGTAAGTTCAGGCGATGTATTCAGATTTGACGCTGGCGATTTAGATATAACATTAGCGTAATATCATGGCCTCAGTAGGCTATGGCTTATACACATACGGAAAGTCCAATTACGGAACTCCTGTATATCATTTTGGTGCAGCCACTATTGCTGCAACATCCAATGTAACAGCGGTTGGAACTGTTGAAGTTCCAGTATTAGGTTCTGCTACCATAGCGGCAACTTCAAGCGTTACAGCAACAGGAAGATTTGTAATTACAGGTGCATCTACCATTGCTGGTACATCTGGATTTACAGCAGTTGGAGCAATAATACTTGATGGTGCTGCAACAATATCAGCAACATCTGGTGCTTCAGCAGTAGGAACACAAATTGATTTAGGTTCTTCCACCATATCAGCAAGTTCTGGTATGACCGCTACTGGTAAACAAATAGACCGTGGTGCATCTACAATAGCATCTGTATCAAGCATGACAGCTACAGGTAGATTTACTGTATCAGGTTCAGCAACATTAACAGGAGTAAGCGGTTTTGATGCAATCGGTGGTCTTGTAGTAGCAGGAACATCTGTAATTGCACAAACAAGTGGATTTAATGCAGTTGGTGGTCTAAAATGGGAAGATATTATTGTTCCTGGTGAGACTTGGACCGATCAAATAGTAGCAGAAGAAACTTGGACAGAACAAACTAATCCAAGCACATCATGGACAAACTTAGGCGAACAAGACGCAGCTTAGAGGAATTTTTTTATGGCAGATACATTTACAACGAATTTAAACTTAACCAAACCAGAAGTAGGCGCATCTACTGATACTTGGGGTACAAAGATTAATAATGATCTTGACTCTGTAGACGCATTATTTAGTTCTACTGGTACTTCAGTAGCTATGAACCTAGACGGAGCAGTAATAGATAGCTCTGTTATCGGAGGCACAACACCAGCAGCAGGAACATTTACAACACTTACAGCTAATACATCTATAACAGGTACACTTGCTACAGCAGCTCAACCTAATATTACAAGTGTTGGTACGCTTACAGCTCTTACTGGTGGTACAGGAGATTTGAATTGGGATAGCGGAACTTTATTTGTAGATTCTTCAGCTAATGCTGTTGGAATTGGAACGAGTAGTCCAACAGAAAAACTAACAGTCAATGGTGCATTAGCTATAACAGGTGCTTTAGCAGATGATAGAACATCTACTGCTGCTATGGATTTTTCAGGTGGTACAACAAGATTTATTTCTTATGGTGCTAGTGGAACTGGTGGTATTTTTGCATTTAGAACAGCATCAGGTGGGGCAAGTTCATCAGAAAGAATGCGTATTGATGGTTCAGGCAAGGTATCTATAGGCACTACATCAGCTACAGAACTATTAAATGTTGCTGCTGGTTCAGGTAGTGGTGCTGCTATGGAATTTGCAGGTAATGGAACAACAGTAGGTTCTACTTCAATGTTTGTTGGTCATGGTAGTAATAATGATGGTTATGTATATCAAAGAGCAAACTCACCATTAATTTTCGGCACAAATAACACAGAAAGAATGCGTATTCTTGCAGGTGGTGGCTTAACCTTTAACGGAGACACAGCAGCAGCTAACGCACTTGACGATTATGAAGAAGGTACTTGGACTCCAGCTTGTGGAGCTACTTTAAGTACCGCTACAGGTAAATATACAAAAATTGGTAATCTAGTTACTGTTCATTATCGTATAATTACTACTGGTGGACTGCCTTCAAGTGGAGGACAAGTTCAAATAAGTGGATTACCTTTTACTATAGATAGTAGTGGAGCAGGGTCAATATATGCAAGATATTACACTCCAAATGACTCTACATTAACAACCATTTTAATTGATGGTGAAAGTGTTATTAGGCTTATTAATATAAATGAACAAAATTATGATTATACAATTTGGGGTGAATTAGAAGCATCAAGTAATAACTCTGTTGATATAAGAGGAACAGCAACATATCAAGTTTAATAACTAATATACTTAGTGGATGCTAGGTACGGACATAGGAGAAAAAAATGGCAATAACAAAAGAACTAATAGAAGATAAAATAGAAGTTGTAGGCGACTACAAAACTATACAAGTAAGAACAGCTACAGTTATCAAGGAAGATGGTGTAGATATTTCAAGGTCTTTTCATAGACACGCATTAGAATGTGTAAGTTCTGTTCAAGATGAAGATGGTAATTGGACTCATACAGATACAGATGTTTCTGAAGAATCTACAGACGTTCAAGGTATAGCTTCAACTGTTTGGACTGATTCTGTAAAAGCTGCTAAAAGAACAGCTAATGAATCATCTGCAATATAAAATAGGAGAATATAATATGGCAATTGGATATACTTGGGATGTTTCAACAGTTGATACTTACCCAACATTAGATAGTAATGCAGACGTTGTTTATAACGTGCATTGGAGATTAACAGCAGAAGACGATGCTAATCAGGATGCTGATGGCAACAACTGGACTGCTACATCATACGGAACACAATCTGTAGATACTTCAGACATTTCAAGCTTTACAGCTTTTGCAGATTTATCTGCTTCAGACGTACAAGGTTGGGTTGAAGCAGGTATGGGCGAAGATGAAGTAGCTAGTTTAAAGTCTGGACTAGATGCTCAAATCGCATTACTTATCACACCAACATCCGTTACTAAAACAATAGGATAAAACACATCATGGAACTAACACCTTATTTATTTTGGAATATCTTTATAACTTTGGTGTTAGCACCAGTGCTTTACAGCATTAGACAAAACACAGAAGAGGCTAAACGCCTTGACATTCTCTTAAATAAAACACGTGAAGAGATTGCAAAAGACTACGTAACTAAAAATGAAGTTAGAGATGACATGGGAATCCTCATGGATAGAATAGATAAAATCGGAGAAAAGCTTGACAAACTCTTTGAAGTCAAGTAAAATAGGTATATAGATTATGAAAAAGAAATATAATAAAAGAAAAAAGTATGCTAAAGGTCAAAATGTAAGAGGTGGTTTAGCTACTAGAGAACAAGAAACTAGTAAGCGTAAAGTAAAAAGACCTAAACTTCCTGTACAAGAAAGTCGTAAAGCAGTGACTCCTATATCACAAAATAAATTAAAGTCTAAAAGTATCCCGACATCAAATAAAGGATTGGGTCAAATATCTATTGACCAAAACAACCGTGCTATTCCTACTGAAGATATGTCTAGACTTAGAACTACAGAAGCCTCAGCACCTGTACAAACTGCACAAGCTTTTCAAAGAGGAGCAACGAATCCAGCTACAGGTAAAATATATACTACTGAAGAAAGAAGAGCATTAGATGCATCAATAGACCAAACAGATTTTAAAAGAAGTACACAAGCTCAACAAACTTTTCAACAAGCTCCAGTAAAAGGTAGAGATGATGCTATATCTATAGGTGGCGTAGGTGGTGGACAAGGTGGTCCGGGAGAAGAAGAGGATAGACTAAAAAGAGAAGAAGAAGAAAGAAAA